CCACAACAACAAGCTCTTTCTAATATTCCTGGAATGAAAGAAACATTCTCCCCAGAATTACAACCTCTTGAGACTATGCTTGAAAGATGGAAGACAGAAGCTGATATTGATTCTGGTGTCTGGACTAGAATGGCTAGAGAGAATCTATCTGCTGGTGGTCGTATGACTGCTATGAGAACAGGAAATTCTTTTGTTGATTGGAATGTAGAAAATATTCTTGGTGAAGTACGTAGAGCCAAAGTCACAGCTAAAGAAATTAATAATGATATAAGAGGAGAAGTCAAGAAAATAACTGGTTCTCTTATGAATAATGTTCTTGGTAGAGGAGAAGGTAAGCGTATTTTTGTTGAAGCTATGGCAGAGTTAATGCGAGTAGAAGGAACACCTGAAAGTCCTAATATCCATCCCCAAGCAAAAGGTCTTGTTACAAAAATTAGGAATGGTCTTAATGGTCTTGGAGAAAAAGTACAGGTAGAATTAGAATCACAAGGAATTAAGGGGTTTAAATGGCGTACTAATTACTTAGCTGGTGTATTCTTTGGGCCATATCGTTCTCTTGTAAAGAACTCTGCTGGAGAAACTATTGGTGTTGTTGCTGGGCGTACTAAATCAGAGGCTTCACAAGCAATAGAATATATTCAAACAGAAATGCCTGATGCTACTTTTGATGTTGTAGAATACAATCCTAAGTTTGATTCTAATCAAGGTAATCTAGGCTCTCGTTATGGTAAAGCAAGTGAAGTACTTGAGTTACTTCGTAATGGAAGTGAAGAGGCTAATAGATTCCAAGAAAACCTCTCTGCTTATTATGGTAAAGTCCAAGCTAACTACCTTGGATACAAGCATCACATAAAATCAAAGAAAGGTGTCTTTGGTAGTGAAGGAAATAGGATTTGGGCATCTGCTGCTGAAAATGCATATGATCTTTTAGAAGGACAACTAGGTGTTATTGATCATGGTTATCAGTGGCTAGCTGAACAAAAGATCATGAAGGATATGGATGCGTCTATGACTAATCCAGATATTAAGATGCCTGAAGCAAAGAGATATGTAACTGAATACCTCGACCATGCTTTTGGAAGAACTAAAGATTTTGCAGAGCTGGTAGACGCTGGACTTAATAACCTCGCTCGTGGTGTTGGTATCTCACCATCTTCTTTAAAAGAAGGTCTTTCTATTGTTCGTAACACAGCCCTTACTTCTACTATAGGAGCGTCCGCTGCTTTTGTTATTTCTCAAGGTACGCAAGTACTAACTTCTCTTCCTATCGCTATTGGTAAAGCAAGATCACAAGGAATACATGGGGATTTCTTTGGTTCTTTTCAGAAAGGATTAACTGAGGCTTGGAGCCATAAAGATCAATTGACTGGTGATGGAAAATGGTTCCATGATTACTTTACTAAGAATGGTACTCTTGAACCTAATATTATAGAACATACTTTTGGTAAGTCTGTTATTCCTACTAATGGTATGAATCTTCCTGCAAAGATAGTTGCAGGTAGTGCTAATACAGCCTTAGCTACTATGAAAATTATCTCAGAAACAGTTGGTAAATATACTATTGAAGCTCCTGAGATATATACTCGTGGGCCTTTTGTAATGTCTATGGCTCATTACTATCGTAGTGCTGGTCTTAGTTTAATAGAAGCTGCTGTAAGAGCTGACAAAGATGCATCTACAATCTTTGTTGATTATAGTCCCCAAGAGAGAGCTATGGGTTTCCAAAGACTTGGAGAAGTTGGTAAATTTGCTAGTACAGTATCTACCTTTAAACTTAATAATCTAGGGCAATGGCACGCTTTCTTAGGGAAGGGTGGTTCTAAACAGGCTCTTGCTGCTTTAGCTATTACTACTTGGATGACTACAGGTATGTTTGGTATGCCATTCTCTGATGAGATTGAGTATATGGTTAGAGCACTTCAAGGACAAGGTTTTAATATAAGAACTCCAAGAGAAGCAATGCTACAAGAAGCTCCACCAGTTGCTACCTTTGGCCCAATGTCATATGCTCCTCAATTACTAAATCTTCCTGCTGTAGCTATGCATACTAAGTTTAATGCAGGTAATGTAGTTCCAGATGATCTTAAATCTATGATCTATCCACTGTCTGATTTCTATGTTAAGAAGATAACTAAGGCAGCCGATTGGTATAAGTCAGGACTTGGAAATAGGGAAGGTGCTTCTCTTACTAGGGAGTTTACTCCTGGGAATTTCAAATACTTTGTAGATGATTACACTAGTCTTAAAAATAAACATGGTTATGTGATTGACTCTAATCAATTACACGATCAAAGTCCAGATGTCTATGATCGTAGTCCGAATGAAACAAAAGCTGGGAAGATTTTAGGTGTAATTTCTCAACGAGAGTATGTAGATAAACAAGTTAAGCAGCAAATGAAAGCTGCACAAAAGGCTTGGGTAGATTCAACTTCAAGTAAGGTTGAACAGACTGTTGCTGCTTATAGAAATGGTGATTATGAAAGAACTAAGACTCTTCTTAGAGAAGCTGCTAAATATAATCCAGAGGCTGTAAAAACAATACAGGAATATATTACTAGTGGTATTGAAGCAGAAGCTATTCCTTTGAGTAAGAAGATGACTATTAATGCAGCCAATGCAGCTAGAAATCCACATAATGTTGGAGTACTACAGAACTTTCAAAAGACACAAAGGAATAGATAATGCCATCATTAGCTGATTTGTGGGATGAAGATAAATACTCTGAGGGAGATCCAGTAAGACAACTTATTGCTTTCTCTAAGAGTATTCCAGACTGGCCTAAAGATGTTCTTAATTTTGGGAATGAATCAATAGACTCTTTGACATCTATGATTCCAAATAAAGGACTTCATACTAATCTTCGGGGTAAGTTGTATGATCCAATGTACAGTGGAGAAACATCTGTTTCTGCTACTCCAGGTGAGGATGTACAGAATGCAAAGCACTTAGCCAAAGCAATGAATCCCTTACTTTGGGCAGGTGGACAAGAACTAAATACATTTGGATTACGTAAGAAGATTACAGAAGCTCTCCATAATAAATATAATATGGAAATTAATCCAAGTAGACGTGGTTTCTTAGTTGGAAAAGCAACTGCTGATGTAGTTCATCCTCTTGAAGCACCACTAGATGAAATTCTACAGACTCCGATGACACGTAGAACTGTTAACAAAGGTCTTGCTGCTGGTGCTGCTGGTGTAGCTATGGGTGGTGGATTACTTAGTAAGTTTGCCAAAGTTCCAGAAGCAGCAAAAGCATTAGAAACAGTAGCACCAATAGCAGAACAAGCAACTAAATATAAATATAATACTCTTGCTGAGTATTTGGATGATGCTAAAAAAGGAGCTGGTGACTCTCAATATTGGTTAAATGAAGGAGAACATAATGATCAATTTTTTAATGAACTTCTTCAAAAGAGACTAAAACAAGATGAAGCTAATTATAATAATTCTAAATTTTTCTTCAATGATACTCTAAAAGATCCTAAAACAGAACAATGGATTGACCCATTTACTGGACAATACCAATCAGAGAAGTTTCTTAAGAATATTCCTAATACTTTGAATGAATTCTCTCCACAAGCTAAGAAAGAGATGAAAGCTTATAAAGAAACAGTTAATAGTTATTTTCCTGATGTTGAAGGAAAATCAAAGGTTGATTGGCATGATCCAAGTTTAATGCAGAGTTATCTTGATGATATTAAAAATGTAGGGGATGTCCAATGGTGAATACATTTAATCAAGCACTAACATTCAGTTTGAAATGGGAGGGTGGGGATAAGTACACCAACGATCCTGTTGATCCTGGTGGAGAAACCAAGTTTGGTATCTCTAAAAGAGCTTATCCAGATATAGATATTAAGTCACTCACACTAGCTGAAGCTAGTGTTCTCTATAAAAGAGACTATTGGGACAAGGCTAACTGTGAATCTATGGAACCTAAACTTGCCATCGCTGTCTTCGACAGCTCTGTCAATTGTGGAGTAGGTCGTGTTCGTTCTTGGTTATCTGAGAAAGAAACTCCTGATGTACGTTGGTTTATTCAACGTCGTATTCAATACTACATGGAACTAGTTAAAAGAAAACCAGCCCTCAATAAATTCATTAAGGGCTGGCTTAATAGAGTTAACGATTTATCAAAGTACGTGGATATAGTGACGGCCAATTAATTTGTTGTTTAGCTCTTTTTATTTATCCACAATTTATCCACCTACTTATTTAAAACGGAATATCGTCATCAGTTGTAGTTGAATCTACTGTTACTTGATTCTCCTTGGGTCGTACGCTTCCACTAAAGAAGCGTCCGGCCTTTCCTTCTTGTACCCAACCATTTAGTCGATATACAACTCCATCAATGTTAATCTCACCACTAAAGTCTGGTGACTTATCACTCTTCTTAGTTGCATTTCGGAACAGTTTCCAACGGTTGGTATCATCAAATTTCGTCATTAGTATTTCCTTTTTATAGGTACTTCAGTTTACTTCTACTTCATTCTCAGAAAGAAACTTATCAATTAGTTGATGAATCCTTTCTTCAAATCTCTTTGGGACACATCTTTCTACATATGTTGTTTCTTCTATTTCTCTTCCAGAAGTATTAGATTCTGCATCATAGATAACTTTTGTCCCTTCTTTCTTAACTACACTTAAACTAAAATTAGACTCCACAACTTCCTCCTTTACCTGTGATATCACAGATGTCGTTTTCGACAAAAACAGTGCCTTTATGCTTTAATGCTTCTTCATATTCAATCTCAGTTATAGGTTGACCACCTCGGCTTGAATCAGGATACACGGTAAAACCTCTAAGACCTGATGCATACTTAGCTAGTGTCTCTGCAAAGTTAGTTACTTTACTCTCATTATTTTCCTTAGTTCCCCAGGCTGGTAGATTAATAGTAGAAGAAATACTCATGTCCACATATTTCTGTATGTCTGCTTGGAACTTGATTCTTCGTTCGTAGTCATGACTTAACTTATAGGCTGTGTCGATTGCATCGGGATTGAGTCCATATTCTCGAATAAGGAGGTCTGCTGTGGAGTCAACGACATATTCGTATTTCCATTTTGTCCCATCAGTGAGATACCTTCGTTTATAAGCGACTGCAAATAGAGGTTCAATTCCAGTAGTCGTGCCTGCAAGGATGCCAATACTTCCAGTTGGTGCAATGGCTCTATAGGCGACTGGCTTACTAATGAATAGTCGTTCACAATGCTCGTTAGCTGCTCTTTCAGATTCATCTTTATATACCTTTAGCCAAGTGTGTAGTTCAGGTGTTACTTCGTAAGCACTCTTTCTTTTGAGGAGCCACTCGTGTATCCCCATGAGTCCGAGGCCAAGTCTTCGATTCTTTTCTCTGACTTTATAAACTTTTTCGTAAGGAAGATCAGCACGTAAAGTCCCACACACAAGAAACTTAGATGCCAGAGTGACCACTCCCAAAAACTCTTCAATATTATTAATGTTACCAAGATTGATTGAACCCAAGTTGCACACGTCACTATCGTCTTCAGATGTAACTTCTGTGCAAGCATTCCTAAGTGTTTCATTTTCCTTATCTCCAAAGTTAAAACTAAATCCAGGTTCTCCTGTCATCATTGCCTGCTTACAATTTTCAAGAAAGATTGGATTACTTGGATCAAATCCCCAAGCATCATCATAATTAATACTGATGTTTGTCATATCCAAGAACCCTGGATAATTGAAATCAAGAGCCTTCTGTTGAACTGTTACTTCATTCCAATTCTTAGCTTTCAGGAAATCAGGAATGTCCTCATGTTGCCAATTGAGGGAGGCATATATAGCGCTTCTCCTGGAACCGCCTTGCATAACTGATCTACCAATCTCATTAATTGCGGACATGAGCGGAAGTGGGCCGGAGCTAGTACCCCCTGTACGCGATAAGGGCTTTCCTTTTGGACGAAGACGACTATAGTCGATTCCAATTCCACCTCCTGTTGTAAGACAATTCATTGCTCTCCATGTTACGTTTGCCCATTCTTCTCTTGTGTCTTCTTCCGCTCGTAAAAGGTAACAATTATTGAAGGCATGGAATGGTCTTCCTGCGTAGTAGAGGTATCTTCCCCCTGGGATAAACTTAAATTCCTTGATGTACTCTGAAAGTTGCTTTCTATCTCCCTCACTAAGGATGGGATGTTCGCTTCCCCATCTACTACCACAGACATCTTCGATGAGCCTATCGGCAAGAGCATCCCAAGAATCCTCTGGCCCTTGTGCATACTTTTGTCTAAAGATATTCTTCGCAAAACTCGTTTTGAACCTCTCATGTAGCATCCTTTTTAAATTCCTTTCCAGAATTTCTGAATTCTTTTACTAAAATGACTGCTTCTTTTTCTTGTTGTTTACGAACACGGTAACGAATCTTACCGTGCTTTTCATCATTATCCCTCTGCCGAAAGGTCTTCTTCTTCGAGATCTTCTCTGAGTGAGTCATACTTTTCCTCAATTTTATCTTGGAATCTATCTACAATATCTTCGCTAGAGATCTCAAGGATCTCCAGCAAACTAATTTCATCTATACGTTTAAGATGATTAATTACATCTGAGAGTGTTAACATATTTCTTTTCTCATATTAGAATCACTATAATAACAAACAGTATATATAGTTTAAGCATTAGCAAAACGTTCTTCTGTCAGATTATTTTTACGATCCCTGAACCAAGTGCCGCAATCATTACAGCGATACCTGCTATAGCGACATACGCTAGTGTATGTATAACCACGCTTTTGGTAGTGGGTTCCACCACAATTGGGACATGCTTCTGCTTCTGTGTATAATCCGACATTAGGATGACCTTTAATCCACGGTAAGAGTTTTAGGTACAACTTTTCTAACAATACAATATCGTTTCTATTGTATTTTTCCATTTTATCCCAGGCTTTACTGTCTTTATTCATGCAGTCAATCCAGAGTTGGAAGTTCGTGTCAGTCTTCTGGCCTAAACCAAGACGCTGACAAATATAATCCAGCTTATTAGACGTGAATTTAAATTGACGACGTGTAGTATTAATCAGATCAATCTGTTTATATGGTGCTGGTGGAGAAAAGCCATACAAAAGAAACTCTTTATTAAGGTTTGGAATGTCGAAGCTCTTACCATTATAATGAACCACAGCATCTGCTTGATCTAACAACCTATGGATATGGGCAAGCATTCGTCGTGGTGATGTCTTCTTAATAGAGGAGAACATAATTTCTTTTTCTCCTAGCCATTTAGCAGACCAACACAACGTTTCACTACTGTCAATTAGACGAGCAAGTGGAATGGTTTCCTTGAAGAGTTTCCATACGTATGCTGTATTAGGACTGGTTTCAATATCAAGTAGTAGAATTTTCATTGGACTACCTTTGGTGCTGACATAACTTTCTTATCTAAATCAGTTACAAAATTATACGCCCCTTTAGACAAGACTACACTAAGACCTACCTCAATCAAGAACCTTAGTTGTTCTGGTGTTAGATCCGCGTGTATTTCTACGTGTCCGTCTTCCGTTTCTACTGCTGTTTTTATCTGCATTAACTATTAACTCCTCTGCTATTCCATCCCTCCAATTGAGCCACTCTATACCATTCTTAGTAGCCCAATCAGAATAAGATGTTTTGCTTTTCTTATTGAGTTTTACATCACCATTCATAAATACAATTACAATTCGTTTATCTGGATGTTGCTCCTTTAACCAAAGATGTTTCATACGATCCTGGCTTGTAAATCTTCCTTTTGCTTCAAGATAAATACCCGCTTTTGTAAGGAAGTCAGGTAGATAGAATCTTTCTTTTGGGGGTTGAGTGAACCTTATTTTATGTGGTTCATGCTCTGCATTCTCACCAAGAAACAATCCTACTTTCTCTTCAAATTTACTACGATACTGTGGTTTCTTCTTTGTTAACAAGATCTAACCCACATTTTCTTCCGTTAGGGTGGTAGTATCCGTTAAGAGTCCAGCTACAGGGAATCCACCTGTGTCCTGTGTAGTAGGCTCCAATTGCTGGTTTGTCTCCACCCCCAACATTATCAAGGATTTTAATGTCTCCACCTCCTCTAAGGGAAAGAGGCTTTGTCCAGTCGAGAGATCCGTAGCTTGCCATATATTATTATTATGCCTCCAAATCCATAGACATTTACCATAGATAAGCATGAGTTCATCGTTATTATATAGGTTACGACATACATCAAACAAATCTTGTTCTGTTTCACAACCTTCAAGATACTTAGCTGCTTTCTTTGGGCCTACATTATCTAATCCCCGAATACCATCTGATCTATCTCCCGTAAGTAGTTGCATGTAGAAGTTCTTTAACCCCTCAAATTGCCCTACCTGTGTGAGTTCCTCTGTTACCGGATTAAAGTGGTTTCCTGGGATCATTTTAAGGTCTTTATCAATTGAGCATATGATTGTATTCTCAGATTGATTCATACCTAGGTGATCGTCAGCTTCACAGCCATGTGCAGCAATGGCATTCCACTCAGATTTTACAAAGTCTTGACAAGCTTTCAACCATTTAGGTTTAACTACATCCTTGCGATTTGCTTTGTATTCTGGGAATACTTTATAACGAAAGTTATTTTCTCCCGTAATATATATTTCGTATTCATCTGCCTGAGTGGAATGTAAGGTGCTCCTGATAAATCTATCTAGACGAAGAATACAGATGTTTTCATCTGCATCTTCACTAGCTGCTGCTGTACGATAGCAAAAGATATCTCCGTCTAGAAGAGCTTTCATACTATACTACGTCTGATTCCAAATCATCCATACTAAACTCTTGTTCCTTTGGAGTATCTGTTTTACCAAGAACAAAGGCTTCAAACTGTTGAGCAACTTCAATAGCTTTACCAACAGTTGCTTTACCACCAAGCATAGTTAGAGCATGGCCTAGGGATGATTGACGTACAATCATTACTTGACGAATAGCACGTTCTTCGGGTGTTTCGTAAGTACTCTTTGGAGAAGCAAATGACTTACCTCCGCCGCTTTGGGCGGCTGCGGCTGCGTCTCCAGTCTTAACTTCAGTCCAATCCCAGTAACCTTTATCATTCTTTACAGTTGTTACTTCAAAGACATCTCCCAATTTTGCATTGGAGAATACTTTATATACATCTGGATTGGTAAAGGACATTAGTTTCTTTTGAGCTGGTTTTCCATCTTGTCCTTTGTAATCTACTGTAGCCATGTTATACTTACCACGGTTCTCAACAGCTACTTGCAGAACTGATACTTGCATAGTTTTAATCCTCTATTGTTATTGTTATATTTACATCTTATACTACTATTATACTACCTTTCTTATGTTCTGTCAAGTCTAATTTGTTCATTCCGTAACTTATTTCACATAAAAGTGGAAGGTCAAACTCGACACCAAAGACTCGTTTGAAATTAACTGGAAGATCATTAAAGACTTCATAGAATAATTCAACGGTTCTTTGTAATTCTTTGTTCATTACATCTACTACGATGCTGTCGTGGATAGTGCTAATCTCTTCTCCACTGATGTTTGCTGCTTTGAATCTTTTGTGGAAGGAGACTCTAATAAGGGACATGATGTCAGCGCCAAGCCCTTGTACTGGATAGTTGAGTATTTTGGTACGAGGCCACTCCAGAGTACCCCTCCGCAGGGTGCTTTCAAAGTTATAAATACGTCCTGTTGGCATACATAGTCTGCCGTCTTGAGTTGCTGTTCTGTAGATTTCGTCATGCCAAGCCTTTACTCCTGTGTATTTGTTGTAGAATTCATCAATTACCCCTTGCCAAAATGATTCGTTACCCTTAACTTCGGCAAAGTCTGGATCGTTTGCATAAGAGTATGCACTTCCTCCGTATATAAGTCTGAAGACGAATGTTTTAGCAATAAGTCTAGAAGGCAGATTAAATCGTTTCTGATTTTCTCCGTGAGTATCAATTCCATTTAATAGTTCCTTATAGAGTACCTTGTCTTTACTTAAGAATGCAGCACATACAATTTCTAAGCCTTTTGCATCACAATTTATAAGCATTTATATGGCTTTATAAGGTAATTCTTCTTTAGCAATTAGATGATCTCCTTCATTATTAAGGAACCAATTTGCAAGAATTCTATCTTTAAATAGATAATATTTAATTGTTCCATCAGAATAAAGGCATTTGTATAAAATTTGTTTATTCATTATATTTACTTTCTAATAATTTATCTACTTCACCTGCAAAGTTCTGAAGATTAGGTCTTGAAGAACTTAATCTTCCAGTGCGTGTAATACACTGATTGAAGGTTCCGTGGATTTTGTTTGGAGGCCAATCCATTTCCTTGATGAGTTCAGGTATCCCTCTGTAGTATGTTCCAATGAGTTTGGAAGACTGTGCTCCCTCAAGGATAAGTTCAAGTCGCTTCCGTTGCTGTCGAGAACATCTGATAGATTTAAGTGTGTCTTCATCTGTGGAATAAAACCCTTCTTTCTTTAATTGACTGCCTTCTGGAGGTGTATATAGTCTTGGTAAATCAAACTTTCGTTCTAGGACTTTATACCGTATTTCTCCAATTTTGTTTCCCGTTTTATAGAATCCAATAGGCTGACGTTCTTTATATATGATAGACCCACCATAAAGATAAGCAGACAAGTGATCCCTAGATTGCCAATTGATTGGGATATCTTCATAACCTTCCTGTAATTTTAATTCAACTTCGGATAGTTTACGTTCTTCTCCCAAAGCAAGATCAGCTGCTGCCTTAGAATTGAATCCCATTCCGTTGTGTTCCATCTCTTGCAATACCAACAGGTCGGCACATTGCAACCTGAAGAGTTTGTAGAGCTGTGGTTCTTTAAGAAAGAGTTCCCTTTGTTTGAGGTAGACATGTTCTGTTAGAAGAAGGTCTTGTTGCAGGTATTCCCGCAACACGTCTCCTGGGATTGCGTCGGTGTCGATTCCTTTTTCCCAATATTCCAACTTGACACGATCAAGTTTAGTTCCCAACCCGTAAACACTACAGACAGTATCAAGAGAGGGAAGAGCGCTTGATTGCCCAGAAAGAAGAAAAAAAGCAAGCTGACAATCCCATACAAGGCAATTCGAGAAATTAATTTCATAGTTTTTTATCCAATGCAAGTCAAATTTAATGTTGAATCCTACAAGAAGTTTAGTGTTGTTAATCTCCTCTTGTATCTTTTCCTTCTCCATTCCCATATAGTCACCAATTCCCACGAGAACTAATTTGTTTCGCTGGGAAAATGGATTGCCTTTCTGGAAGATGGTTGTTTCTACATCAAGTACTTTGTACAATTTCTACTTCTTCCCATGCTGGTATGTGTACAATCTTACCATCTTTGTCTTTACAATAACTGTACATACCATCAATATGGCTAAAGTGTAGTTCTTCCATTTGTTGTACTACTCTAGCGCCTGGTGGTGCTGCACAAGAAGTCATTGTACGAATCTTTGTATTACGTGGTACGTCGTAAAGTTTCATTCTCCTATATCCCTATAACGTGCTATCTCTGGTTGGATTACTACTTCAGAATACCCATGTCGTCGAGTTGGATCAGTGTCTTCGTCTCCTTGTAGTTTATTCTTACAGATACTTATGTATCTAGTGTTTTCAAGTCCAGCTTCGTTGCTCTTACCAATACCGAGGATGAAGTCTGCTTCGGCTTGCTTGCTTGTTTTGGCACTGGTGACGTGTCCCATGTTAAGCCACTTGACTCCTTCGGCTGTTCCATCTGCTTGACATACTCCAATAATTGGGCAATATTCTTTGGCAAGTTCTCTTGCCCATTGATATATGTTTCCGAGTTTAATATCTTCTCGATCTCCAGTAAATCCTTTAACCTTATCAATCTGGTCGATAACAACCAAGCTAGGGGAAGATTTGTGGCATAGATTCTCAATTTCTCGCTTATGGATTGTAGCGTCATCGCGTACTCTAATATTTCCTTTTGTACGCTCATAATATCTGCGTTGGTTTTCATGGCGATCTCCCATTAATTGATTAATTGTTAATCCAAGGCTAGCTTGCATAATGCGAGACATTACCTTACTTCCCTGTTCTTCATTATTTATCCAGAGTATTGGTGTTTCCACTTGTTCTGCAAAGTTGCTAACTTCCGACGCAAGAAAAGTAGTCTTTCCTGTCTCTGGTCTTGCGAACAAGAATCCAAAATCTCCTCGGCGAAGTGATCCAAGCGTTCTATTAAGCGATCTAAGTCGCCATCGAAGTCCCTGCTTTCCGATTGTATGTTATATATATTTATTAAGTTATTATAGTTAATGAATGATCCAAATAGACAAGTGCTTTTATATTGTCTACTTATCTTTACTGTACTTATTATATCTTCTACAACTATTATACTGTTGTTTGTGTTTTCTGTCAAGTTATTTATTTTTAAGGTTGGAGAATAAATCCTATTGACTTTCTTAAAATCTCCTTTTCCTGTCCATTTAGGGTGGTCTGGCTTGTTTCCAAAGTATCTCCCTTGCCACCCAACTAATTGATTATTAAGATCATTATATGGGAAGATTAATAATTGTCGTTTGTCACTCCAAACTACTTGACATTTGATTAATTCTGTGGTAGTTAGTTCATATTTTCTGAGCCAATTCTCAGCAACAGCTGGTATGTAACTTTCTATATCTTCTGGAAGAAAGACTTGATTTTTTGAAATGTCAAGAGGTTTTTCCAATCGTAGTTTGTAGTGGTTAAAGTAATTAACTTGGTAGCCACAACCAAAACACCACTCATGATCCGTATATATAGCAAGATTATCACGGCTACCGCAGTTTGGACAATGTTCATGGCGTAAGAATGTCGAGTCCATTGCTATCTTCTTCTACGATTTCACTTAAATCATCCCGTTCAGAGTAATCAATGTCTTCTTTGATATAACCAAAACATTTGTTGCATAGGTCAATAAACTCTTGTGATTCTGTGTAACGTCGTGTTGCTTCTAGGTCATTGAGTGGATTGTTACAACTTAGACAACGCATATAGTATTTCCTTTCTTATTATTATTAGTGTGATACTATTTTATTTCAATCCCTCCCGCGCAAAGTCTCTGCGCTCTGTGTGGTATTCAGAGCCACCGAACCATTTTCCGCGCTCCCAATGATGCTCCGCAATCGCCTCAAGACACTTCCGCATCTTGTCGTTGGCGGCTTTCAAGTCGTCGTAATCGGTTGCCCCTGCTAGGTGAAGCAAGTGTTGCATTCGGTCAAGTCGGCAAGGAACTCCCCGCAATAAATTGACATGCAGATTGATAGGGTCTTTCAGCTTTTCCCATTCTGCTAATTCTGCTTCGAGTTCGGTGATACGGTCAGCGGCTTCTTGCTGACTCGGCATAGGCGGTATGGGTGCGGCGTAGAGCGCTTTCAATGACGCTTCGTCATGTGGTGGTTTAGGTGTCAGGTATAAATTTTCAACTGCAAAGTCAGGGTGTTTTATTGCGCATAGATGCGCTTCACTAT